GGGAACAAAAAGATTTTGGAAAAATCAGAGTAAATGAACTTTCTGAAACAATGTCCGATGTTAGAGCCTATTTAGATAAATTGAATAGCTGTAAAGCAGAAGATTGTAATACAATTAAATTAAGTAGAGCTGACAAAAAACTTGTATCTAAAACTGGCTATTGTGCAACTTGTTTGGCTAAAAGAGAAACCCAGATAAAAATTGATGGGTTGTGGGAAGCTTATGAAGATTATAAAATATATTCTAATATGATTGCATATGGGCAGGAATTGGTAGAAAAATTAAATCAAGCTTACACCGATGCAAAACAAGAATATGAGTTTGTACACGAAGATGGTAAGATTGAAAAATGGATTTTAGAAAAAGATGTAAATGAAATAAAAGCAGAAATTCTAGCTGATATTACAAAATATGAAGAAGAAATCCAACAGGCTATAAAATTAAGAGATGAAGCTTACAATAAATTAAAAGATAAAAATTACGATTTAGTAAGACCACTTAAAGATTAGTATGAGTAATGGAATTACACAAAAGAAATCCTTAAAGGAGATTATAGCAGATGAATACAAAAAGTGCGCGGTAGACCCGATTCATTTTATGAAAAAGTATTGTATGATTCAGCATCCGGTGAGAGGTAAGATACCTTTTCACCTTTTTCCATTTCAAGAATCAACTTTAACACAATTTGCAGCCAATAGATTTAATATAGTTCTTAAATCACGTCAGACGGGTATCTCAACTCTATCTGCTGGATATGCACTTTGGAAAATGTTATTTAATAGTGATTTTAATGTGTTAGTTATTGCAACTAAACAAGATGTGGCAAAAAACTTAGTAACTAAAGTAAGGGTGATGCATGAACTATTACCTAGTTGGTTAAAAGGTGGTTCTTTGGAAGATAACAAACTCTCCCTTCGTCTACATAATGGTTCTCAAATTAAAGCGGCGGCACAATCAACCTTATCAACGGGTGGTAGTTGTATTGCACTTTCTACTCCTAATGGTGTGGGTAACTGGTTCCACAAAACTTGGTTAGGAGCAGAAGAAGGTTCTAATCCATTCAATACAATCCGTTTACATTGGACAGTGCATCCTGAAAGAGGACAACAGTGGAGAGATGAACAAGAGAAATTATTAGGTGCAAAGAAAGCAGCTCAAGAGTGTGATTGTGATTTCGTATCTTCTGGTGATACTGTAATTGATCCTGAATTATTAATGTTCTATAAAGAATCATATTGTCAAGAACCTTTGGAGAAGACTGGATTTGATGGAAACCTTTGGAGATGGGCTTCTTAGTGGAATTATCTACCCATTACAATGATGCTTTACTTGTAATAGAGAATGCAAATATTGGTTGGGCATGTATTCAACAAGTAATTGATAGAGCATATAAAAACTTATTCTATATGAGTAAGGATTTAAAGTATGTTGATATAGAACATCAGATGAGAAACAAATATCGTGCGGATGAAAGGCAAATGGTAGCTGGGTTCTCAACTACTTCTAAAACTAGACCATTGATTGTATCTAAATTGGATGAGTATTTTAGAGAAAAAGCGGTTGTAGTTCGTTCAAATCGTTTGATTGATGAATTGTTTACATTCATATTTGTAAATGGTAGAGCAGAAGCTATGAAAAGTTATAATGATGACTTGACAATGGCATTTTGTATTGGGTTGTGGGTTAGAGATACAGCACTTCGTTTGAGACAAGAGGGAATTGATTTAACAAAAAGAACTTTGGGGGGTATTTCTTCTAATCAACAATATGAAGGAGTATATGGTGCAGGAGATAGAGATGATAACCCTTGGAAAATGAAAATTGGGGATGATTTTGAAGACTTGACTCAATGGTTATAAAAATGTAGTGTTTTGACAATTTACGATATTTATGATATATGTCAAAATACAAAAAGGAGACCAAAATGATTAAACTTACAAATATCCTAAAAGAAGATGAGTATGTTGATAAAGCATACCAAAAAGGAGACCAACCGGCTGATAATCCAATTGATGATTACGATGAATTGGATGTAGAGCAAGAAGATATGGATGATTTTATCAACTATCTTAAAGCATATTCACAATCATTAGACGAAGCTAATTGTAGTTGTGTATTTGAAGCTGAATATCAGGGTAGAGAAGTGAAATTAGGTAAACCAATGGCAGGTGATGTAAAAAAATTTAAGGTATATGTTAAAAATCCTAAAACTGGTAAAGTTATTAAAGTAAACTTTGGGCAGAAGGGAGTAAAGATTAAGAAAAATAATCCTGGTAGAAGGGCTAATTTTAGAGCAAGACACAATTGTGATAATCCGGGTCCTAGAACAAAAGCAAGATATTGGTCTTGTAGAAAATGGTAAAATAAATTATGGCAGAACAATTCCAAGACGATAGGAGTTTCTTTGGGAGACTTAAAAAATTATTTTCAACTAACGCAATCGTAACCGTTGATAAAGATGGTAAACGTAGAGTTGTTGATGTAGAAGACCGTCAATATAATACGAATTTTGTAAATTTAAGAGATAGATACACAAAACTTCAAAGGTCTTATTTTGAAACTCATCAAGGAGCACAATCAATGGCATATCATCAAGTTCGTAGAGAACTTTTTAGAGAAATCCACAAATGAGAACGTAAGAGAAATGCTTCACAATCTATTCTATGATATAATGAATGTGGAGTTTAACTTATGGCCTTGGATTAGAAATTTAGTAAAATATGGTGATGCTTTCTTAGCATTAGAAATTATGCCTGGTAAAGGTATTATCAATGTAGCACCTCACTCAACTTATAATGTAGAGAGATTGGAAGGTACTGACCCAAACAATCCTGATTATGTAAAGTATAAGGTTGAGTTAGACCGTTTTGGTAAAAAGGAATATGAACAATATGAGATGGCTCATTTTAGAATGTTATCGGATACCAACTTTTTACCTTATGGTAAATCAATGGTAGAGGGTGCACGAAGAATTTGGAAACAATTATCTCTTATGGAAGATGCGATGTTAATCCATCGTATTATGAGAGCACCTGAAAAGAGAGTATTCAAAATTGATATTGGTAATATCCCACCACAAGAAGTGGATAACTATATGCAGAAGATTATCAATAAAATGAAGAAAACTCCATTTGTTGATAAAAATACTGGTGATTACAATTTAAAATATAATATTCAGAATCTTACTGAAGATTTCTTCCTACCTGTTCGTGGTAGTGATAGTGGTACAACTATTGATAATTTAGCCGGATTGGAATATGCAGCAATTGAAGATATTGATTATTTAAAACATAAGTTGTTTGCAGCTTTAAGAGTACCAAAAGCGTACTTATCTTACGATGAGAATGTTAATGGTAAAGCTACATTGGCTGCAGAAGATGTTCGTTTTGCAAGAACTATTGAAAGAATCCAACGTACGGTTGTTAGTGAATTGGCAAAGATTGCGGTAGTTCACTTAGCATCAAATGGTATAGAAGATTCTGAAATGACAAACTTTGAATTGAGTTTGACAAACGCTTCTACAATCTATGAGCAAGAAAAAGTAAATCTATGGTCTGAAAAAGTAAGATTAGCATCCGATGCAAAAGCACTCAATATGTTATCATCGGATTGGGCGTATCACAATATCTTTGGATTATCACAAGATGAAATTGATATTGAAAGAGCAAAAGTAGTATTAGACCTTAAAGACCGTTTCAGACACACTTCAATTGAACAACAAGGACAGGACCCAGCAAATCCACCACAACAAATGAATGTGGAAGAAGAAATTGGTAAGTTAAAAACTGAAATTGAATTAAATAGGGAAGTTGGTAGACCTAGAGAAGGAAACACTTATGGTAAAGATAAACACCCATACGGCAGAGACCCATTGGGAGATAAAGAGAATCATAAGGAGAGAAAACGAGATGATAGATATTTAAACACAGTTTATATTTATATGTGTTAGTTTATAGGGTAGAATAAATATAGGGTAAGTAAATGAAAAAAATTAAACACTCAAAGTTTAAGAATACTGGGGTGTTATTTGAGCTTTTGGTAAGACAAATAACATTAGAAATTCTTAATGGCGATAAGTCTGAAAACGCTAAAAAAATTGTAGCGGAATTCTTTGCTCCAAATACGGAATTAAATAAAGAATTACGTCTATATGATATACTTTTAAAAGAAAAATACAATTCTGAAACAAAGGCAGATAGATTGGTGGAAACTGTATGTGATGCACATGCTAAACTAAATCAATCGGTTCTTTCTAAAGAAAAATTCAATCTTATTAAAGAAATTTCAGCAAAATTTGATATTGAACAATTCTTAAGTTCACCTATTTCTAACTATAAAGTACTCGCATCTATATATAAAGTATTTGAATCCAAAAGAGCAGATGGATATGATATTAAAGATATTTTTAATTCTAAAATTACCCTAATTGAAAATATTACTTCAAAACCTGCTCAACAAATTCAACCAGCTGATGATAAAAAGTTGATTGAATCCTATAAACAACAAGACAAAGACCTACGATTACTTACCTATAAGATTCTAGTAGAAACTTTCAACAAAAAATATACAAATTTAGATGAATCTCAAAAGAATTTGTTGAAAGAGTATATAAACAACATCTCAAATACCACTAAATTTAAAGATTACGTTGGACAAGAATTGCCAAACATAATTTCTGAATTAAATGGTATTAAATCAAAACTAAAAGATAAAGTTACACAAATTAAATTATCTGAAACTATTTCTGTTTTAGAAAAAATGAAAATTGGAAAAACTGTATCTGATTCTCAAGTTTCATCTATTATGCTTTCTTATGAGCTAATTAAAGAACTTAAATCTAAAGTAAAATAATGGAAGCAAGATTAAAAGAAGCTATTCGTAAATACGTTAGAGAAAGAAACATTCAAAAAAGTTTGGATGAAATGTCTGTAACAGGTAATGTTGCTGGGTATAATACACCAGCCGCATTTGCAAAGCCTAAACAAACTGCAAAAAAGAATAATAGATTAGCAAAAGTAACTGGTGGGACTGTAGTAGATAATTTAGAAGAAGGAGAAAAAGATTGGGCATTGGGTGATGTGCCAGCTAGTAAAGATGAAGCACTACCGATGAAACCAACTGCGGCAAAAGAAGTTAATAAAGCAAAAGTTGCTGATATTAGTGGAATGATTGTTGCGGAAGAAGATTACTGGAAAAGAACAAACGCATCCCTATATAAAATCAGAGAAAGGTTAATGGGAATAACTGAAAAATTAAGAACTTTATAAAATGCCAGCACAATCAAAAGCACAACAAAGATTTATGGGTATGGTTCACGCAGCTCAAAAAGGTGAAGAACCTGCATCTCCTGAAGTAGCAAAAGCTGCAAAAGAGATAGACCCAAAAGATGCTAAAGATTTTGCATCTACAAAACACAAAGGATTACCTATGCACAAAGAAACTATAAGCAGAGAAAGACTAAAAGAATTAGTTAAAGAAGTAATGGTTGAAGAAGCTGAATATCAAGCTTTCTTTAAAAAAGCATTAGAAAAGGCTGGTAAAGGTATCAATGATATGACCGATGATGAGAAAAAAGAATTCTTTAATAAAATTGATGCAGCATGGAATGGTAAAGGTACTAAATCAGAAGCACTTAAAGGTGACCAACACAAATTAGATGTAGATGGTGATGGAGATATTGAAGGTGATGATTTAGCAGATTTAAGAGCAGGAAAAACAAATGAAGATATTTCCGCTGAACTTCCATCAGCACCAATCCCTTCTGCGATTAATCAAAGATTAAAAATGGCTATTGATAAAATCAAAGATGCTAAATTGAATAATATGCAAAAATTACAATTAGTAGCTAAAGTTGTTGATAGTTTGGATGTTGATAAATCACAATTATCTCAAATTACTTCTAAGATAAGAAGAAAAATGGAATCGGTAAAATAATAAGATAGAATGAAATCATTATTAATAGAAACACACTTATTTGAAGGTAAGATAAAAGAAGATGATGGCGGAAGAACATTAGTAAAAGGAGTTCTTCAAAGAGCTGGTGCGGAAAACCAAAATGGTAGAGTGTATCCAAAACCAATTCTTGAAAGAGAAGCTAAAAAATATCTTCAATTTATTAAAGAACGTAGAGCATTGGGTGAATTAGACCATCCAGATTC